TTTCATCTGCCGTGAGGGATGAAGGCCGGTATCAAGGTGCAGTCTGTCGTGGGGATTTGGCGTTAGCCAAAATGCCAGCCGGTAAAGTTAAGGCTAAGAGAAAATTTTATGAGAGCAAAGCTAATGATCAGATGGATGCAGTTAATGCACAGTTGATGAAAAACTCTGACTCTCGTATGCCTATCACAAACTCTAGCCGTTCTGTTACAACACGAGGAAGACAACCGTCCTTTCAGGACTAACTTCCTCATAACTAAGGAGATGAAACATGTCTACTACTAAAGCATTTCGTGGTTTCATTCCTGCTCGCAAAAAAGGCGGCGGCTACAATAACGAAGCCGTCACGGACATGATTACGCTTACCTCAACGGGTCAGGCGCAGTCACCGTCCAATAGCATTTTCACTGGTGATCCGGTTGTTCTTCCGGGTGCAAACTTTGCAACGATCTCACCTTACATTGCTGCTACCCTGAAATCCTCTGGTGTTTTCATGGGTTGTCAGTATGTTGAAAATGGCGAACAGAAATTCTCCCGGTATTGGCCGGGTGGAGTGTCAGCCACGGACATTAAATTCTTTGTAATCACTGATCCCGATCAGACGTATTACATTCAGGCTTCTCTGTCGCTTTCGGCGGCTGAGTTGGCTATTGTTAAAAACTACAATGTAACCGTAAGCTCCACGGCTTCTTCCGGTAACACCGCCACAGGTCAGTCCAGTTACTACCTTGATGGTGCGTCCGGTACGGAAGCTACTGCTGCTGTACGTGTTATTGGTAAAGCTCAGTATCCTGATGAAAAGGATTCCGATGCTTATCCGATTGTGGAAGTATGGATTAACCAACATCGTGATCGTTACGTAACGGCCACGGCATCTACGGCTTAATAGGGAGGATTTATTATGGCTATTAATAGAGCTAGTATTAGCAAAGAACTCCTTCCCGGTCTTAACGCCGTATTTGGTTTGGAGTATGGAGAGGTCAACAACGAACATGAGCCTCTCTTTGAAGTAGAGAACTCGGACAGAGCTTTTGAAGAAGAAGTCCTCTTCACTGGCTTTGGCACTGCGCCGACCAAAGGCGAGGGTGCTGCGGTTTCTTATGACGACGCACAGGAAAGCTACACGGCCCGTTATACTGCGGAAACCGTTGCGCTTGCCTTTGCTGTTACGGAAGAAGCTATGGAAGATAACCTGTATGACACGTTTGCGAAGCTTCGTGCCAGAGGTCTTGCCCGTGCGATGGCAAACACCAAGCAGGTTAAAGCCGCTAACATTTTCAACAATGGTTTCTCTGATACCATTGGTGACGGTGCTGCGTTCTTCTCGGCTGCTCATCCGACCATTTCCGATGGTAATCAGTCCAACCTTTTGGCGGCTGCTGACCTTACGGAAGCAACCCTTGAAACTGCGCTTACCAGCATTCAGAAGCTCAAAGATGATCGTGGCATTCTGATTGGCGGCAGTGCTGTTTCTCTGCATGTCCCTGTTGATTCGTGGGCGATTGCGGATCGTATTCTTTCATCGCCGGGTAACACTCAGACGAGTGCTGCACAGGCTAACCCGAATACGAACGCCATCAATGCCACCCGTCACATGGGTATGGTTCCTGAAGGCTACTTTATCAATCGTCGGCTTACCGACACTGATGCCTACTTCATCAAGACTGATGTTCCGAATGGTGCGAAGATGTTCGTCCGTTCGCCGCTTCAGACGAAGATGGAGCCGGACTTTGATACGGGTAATCTTCGGTTCAAGGCACGGGAGCGTTATAGCTTCGGTGTTTCGGATTGGCGTGGCTACTTCGGTAGTGCCGGTTAATAGAGTATGTGGGGGAGTGGTCTTCGGATCACTCTCCTGCTACTTTACCTAAAGGAGAGATTATGGCTTCAAATATTAAAGTTGCAATAGCAACTGGAGATGCTGTTCTTAAATATGTAGATACTGACACAACTGTTGGAAGTAACGGAACTGCTGATGCTAACATTCCAAGCACGACACGCATTATAGCTATTCATGCATTGGCAACAGCGGCTGGTTCCTATTCAATTAAGGGTCAACGTCAGATTACAAATAAGACTGCCGAAGGTACAGCTATTAAGTTTCAGGTAGCAGCCAACGAAGCTTCGGATATTTATATCGGAGACATGGGTGTTGCGGTTTATGGTGTGGTCAGTATTTCTGGTCCCACTGATGGTTGCGTTCTAACTGCTATGCTTGGCTAGTCATGCCTGACTACGCATATCTAAAATCAGATTTAATTAATACGACTGAAAACGACTCAACGGAGTTTGCAACGCAGATTCCCTTTTTCATTACCAAGGCAGAGTTTCGTATCACAAAAGATATTGATGATGTTGGTTTGGATGAATACACAACCGTTTCAGTTTCATCAGGGAATGCAGGTGCCGTTCCGCTGAATGATCGTGTACGTATTGTTCGTAACGTAAACTATACTGTAAGTACAGGAACCACTGTATCTAATTTGCTGCAACGTACTATTGAGTATGCAAATGATTACTGGCCTGTAAGTGCATCCACAGGCACCCCCAGATATTATTCACGGCGTACTAACTCAAGCATTAAGATAGTACCTACACCAGTTTCAGCAACCACTGTTGAAATACAGACGGCATCACAACCGCTTGCATTGGCATCGGCAACAGGCACAAGTGTTACAACCAGTAACTACTTCAGTGAATACTGTTACGATGCCTTATTTTATGGTTGCCTCATAGAAGCTACCATGTATATGAAGGATTGGCAAACTCTTCAGGTATGGCAAACAGAATATCAAAACTCAATTCAAACCCTTCGTAATCAGGCAAGACGTACTAGACAGGATAACATGGAAGTTGCAGCTTCTCCTGCTGGTGGTCCTGATACTATTACACAAGCAGGATCATAAGGAGCAAGCTAATGTCAGATAAAAAACCAGCAGATTATACTAAAATGCCTGAAGAAGATATGGGTCCAGTTATGGATTCAGCAAACCGCATAGCTGAAATGGAAGCTAAAGCTGCCAAGGCAATGAAGAAAAAAAAGAAAGTTACAAAGAAAATGGGCGGCGGTAAAGTTTATAAATATGGTCATGGTGGAGGGCTTGGTAAAACTAAGGTTAAACGTATTTCCAAGAACGAAACAAATGGTAATAAAATTGTAGACAATTGCTATAAAAATTATGTCTAACCGTTCCTCTATAGGAAAACAAATTACTCGTCCCGGTAAAGTTAAAAAAGTAATGGGCGAGTACAAGCGGGGCAAACTTAAAAGTAGTTCTGGTAGAAAAGTTAAGAGTAAGAAACAAGCAGTTGCCATCGCACTTAGCGAGGCACGTAGAAAGAAACGTAAAAGGAGAAGTTAGATGGGACCGCATACACTTATTAAACGACCACATAATCTGGATGAAATTGTAGGCCGTCCTACAGGACAGGGCTATGGTGCTGCACGTAAGGGACCGGCTGTAAAAGGGCCACCACAGGATGTTGTGGTTGATGAAGACTACACTCAGGGTAAAGCCTTTAGAGTGGAGGACTAGATTATGTCTATGAAATTATTAGACGATGCGTACAGATTATCTAAAAAAAATCCAGCGGCTAAAAGAGCTTTTAAAAAGTTTGAAAAACTTGGAAATAAAGCTGCTAACTGGACAGAGAATCAAATAAGATCTTTAGAAAAGTATGTTAGAAATCAAATAAAATCAAATTTAAATGCTGCTGATAAAGCAAAAGTAGCAGCACGTTCTAAGCCCTTTGTTCAAAGCAAGACCGGAGCTGCTCGTAAGGTTCCTCAATCTAAATTACAACGGAAAATAAATAAAGCTAAAACAGGAAATGATTTAGTTACACAGGGTAGTCGTACAGTAGCTAAACCTCCCGGTAGTGCAGTAGCCACACAGGGTAGTCGTGCAGTAACTAAACGTCCCGGTAGTGCAGTAGCCACACAGGGTAGTCGTGCAGTAACTAAACGTCCCGGTAGTGCCTCTTCTAACGGTAAAATAGTAGGTCTTTCTAATAAAGCTAACTCTACACTTACTTTAACAGCGGCTGCTGCTGCTCTTGCTGCCGCAAATTCTGGTGATAAAAACAAGAAAACAAAGGCTGAGAAACCTTTATCAAAACTACCATCTAAAACAGTACCTACACGTAAAACACCCGTTCCTGTAGATGATACACCTCGTCCTAAACGTAAACCTGTTACTCCCAAAGAACGCCCAGTTCAAGGTCCAAAAAATAAACCACTTAAACCTTATGAACAGGGTGTCCGTTATATTGATAATCCTTTTGGAAAAGGTAAAATTAAAGTAGATAGTACTGATGAAGGAATGGCATTTGAAGAGTTTGATCAGAAGTATGGTGGAAAAGTTATGACACGTAAGAAGGGTGGTAAAGCTAAACCTCGTAGACGTGCAGCCCTTAGAGGCCATAGGGCTGAACAAAGAGGAGGCTGATATGTCTAAAAAAATTGAAGATCGGCTAACAAAAAATAAAGAACTAGCAACTTTGATTTCTAATTTAAAAGGAATTGGTGGCGATAAACCTACAAAAGTTAAACCTCCTTCAAAGCGTAAAACATCAAAAAATAAATCTACTGGTGCTATTATGAAAGAAGTAGGTGACCTTTTTGAAAAGGACAACTCTGAAGTTGATTATAATAGCGATCCCGGTCTTCGTGGAGCATATGATATGCCGGGGGTATATGATTTTGAGACTAATCCAATGAGTGGTTGGAAAAAAGGTGGTCGTCTTAAAAAGGCCAAAAAGAAAGCCCCTCGCAAACGTGCAGCACTTAGAGGACAACGCTCTGAATTAAGAGGATCGTAATATGAGTAATAAAAATTTAAAAAAAACTGTTACTTCTGATTTAGCTAAACCAAAAAAAGAAGAAAAGAAAAGTGAAAGAGATGAGCTTTTAGGTAACTTAGGATCAGGCATGGGACTTTTACCTGCTGTTGTTGGTGCGATGGGTCCAGAAGGATTAACATCTATTGGACTTGTCAAAGGACTTCTTGGAAAAAGTAAGGGTGGTAAAGTAGGTAAGAAAAAAAACACTGTTAAAAAACGTGCAGCACTTCGTGGACAACGCTCTGAATTAAGAGGATCGTAATATGGCTTATACAGATAATATGGACGATAAAAAAAAGAAAAAAAAAGAAGAAGATGAAGAAGAAGATGAAAAAGAAACTCTAATAGAACGTCTTCTCAGAGAACAAGAAGAGGACGACGCCAAAGGACTTGAAATAGGTACTGCTATTTCCGGCGATGTTATACCTCCCCCACAACAACAAATGCAGCAAAGTGGCGGTGGCGGCAAAGGTGGCGGCCAGATGTTAGGAACTCTTGCTAGATTAGGAATGATGGCTGCAAGTGGTGGTGCCGGTGCCGGTGCCGGTGCTGCTGGTGGAAGCACTTTTGCATCTGGATTTGCTGGTGCACCGGCAGTAGGTTTTAAAGAAGGCGGTCAGATAAAAAAGAAGACTAAGAAAAAGAAAAGAGTTGTTCGTGGTGTAGGTGCAGCTAAACGTGGTTACGGTAAAGCCACTTATTCTAAGAAAATGTATTAATTGATAGGCTTTAGTCATGAGTAATAAATCATTAAGAAAAACTGTTACTTCAGACCTTGCTCCAAAAGAAGAGAAGAAAAAGAAACGAAAAGACCTTGCTGGTGGTGTAGGAAGAAGTATTGTTCCTCACATTCCTGTTGTTGGTCAATTTTTAGGTGCTGGCAATGCTCTTTTTCAAGGAATTACAGGAGAGCCGGGACCGTTTGGAAGTGGGTCTGGTATTGCAGAAGGAAATATAGGAAAAATACTTTTTGATCCTGATGATATTTTAGGTGCTTTCGGAGTGGATATTTTTAAAGAAGGCGGACAGATAAAGAAAAAAACTAAGACTAAGAAAAGAGTTGTTCGTGGTGTAGGTGCAGCTAAACGTGGTTATGGTAAAGCAACTTATTCTAAAAAAATGTACTAATGGATAAAGAATTTATTATTAGATATAATAAGTCTGTTCAGGAAGGTTATGACGATCCTACTTTAATAGATAATTCAGGTACTAGACCTAATAAAGAAGACTATAAAGATTTTAATGAATATATAAATAGTCTTTGTAACTATATAGGAAAAAAGTTTAGGTATACATATGGCAGTAAAGCGAAAAAGAAAACCCAGTAACATGAAGGGCATGACTATTGGCAGGGGCATGAAGCGTCCTACCAAGTCTGGTGCTGGCATGACTAAGAAGGGTGTGGCTAAATATCGTAGGCAGAATCCCGGTTCTAAGCTAAAGACTGCTGTAACCGAAAAGAAACCTACAGGCAAACGTGCATCAAGACGTAAGTCATACTGTGCAAGGTCTGCTGGACAGATGAAGAAGTTTCCAAAGGCTGCTAAAAATCCTAATAGCAGACTTAGACAAGCTCGCAAAAGATGGAGATGTTAATGAAAAAAGCAGTGGATGCTCCTAAAGGTTTTCACTGGATGAAAGCTGGTAAAGGATTTAAACTTATGAAGAACCCCTCTACTGGATATAAGGCACATAAAGGTGCTTCTAAGAAAGCAAGCTTTGAAGTCCAGAAGATACATAAGAAATGATTAAACGTAAGAAAGGCGGCACAGCCACTAAACGTGACCCAAAGAAGTGGGCAGCGGCAAAGGCCAGAGCAAAGCGTAAGATGGGTGGTAAGCACTCTGCCAGAGCTAT